GTAGCCGTTTTCTATTTCTTCGCCATCCACATTTTCAACGCTATCTCCATCCTCGTATTCAGATTCACTGTCATCTGGTTTAGCGTATTCAATAATGTAACTATCTTCCGTTTCAACGACATCAATAATATGCCTTTCATGTAATTCAGTTGTATTAATATTAATATTCATGTTTCTTTCACTTTCTGGTAAGTTATCAATTTTTCTCTTTGACCAGGCTCTCATACTGTCACCTCCCCAAGCATCATACATGATTGATCCACAAATCTCATTTCCATCCTCATCAAAATATTTGCCTTGATCGTAAACTTTTGCTCTTGATAAAAAAGAATATGTTCTTTTGATTGTGCTTACACTTAGTCTTTCTTTTCTTGCAATTTGATTTGCCCTTTCCCATCCAACTCTCGTACCACAAGAAGAGCCATTCTCTTCCTTATGTTTTAATGCTCTTTTTGCATTATTTACCGCTGATTGTGGATAGTCGCTATAGGGCATCTTCTTCAGTATTTGGTTCTGGTTGTGTTGGCTGTTGAGGAACTTCTGTACTGTTACTTGCTAATGGCATTCCATATCTATCTCCACCCTCATAAGGATTCTTGCCCAATTGCTGTCTAATCTCATTTGGATTAAAGACTCTAATGTTATACATCTCTCTAAAGAATGAAGCTTGTGCCTGTAGATCGCCTTGCATCAATCCGCTTAAATCAAACCTAACTTCAATCCTACCCATCTCTCTGTCGCTAAACAACTTACTATTCATCTCTGCCTCAAAACGCTTACACCATCCTCTTAGCGTATACTGAACGAATAGTCTATTCAAAAACTCTAAATTGTAACGCCCATCAATCTGCCCAAGTAAAGGAAGAGGAACACCAGTAATATTACTAATGTCCTCTACGGTCAGTTTTCTACTATTTATGTCTGCCTCGCTTACTCCTTTGCCTAATGGCTTTGCTTTAACTCCATGAGATAGTAATGCTGTCTTACCTTGACTATCTGGGCCACTATACTTATGCTCCCAAGACTGCTCAATTATCTTTCTCTGCTGTTCGTTCAAGGGCATCTCTGTTTCAAGGATTAAGTCTACTTGTGCCCCATTGCCGTAAAAAGATGCAGCGTGTCTTAATTCAGATATTGCTCGTCCAAAGGTATTGTTTAGATAGACTAATGGGTTTTCTCCGTTTATCCCATCAAATGACCAAGCCTTAAAATGTAAAACTTCGTCATACCTCAATAATTTTTTAGATTCCTCTAAATCGTAGTAAGTCATCTCATCATCAATGACTACTTGATACCTCTCATCAATTATCTTTAACTCTTGGACTGAGCCTTGACTATTTCTAACTATTTCTACTAATACGTTACCTGCACTTGTTTTCGGACTTCCATTAAGAAGCCTACGCATTATAGTTTCTCTAAATGTAAACGTATCGTAATGTGGGGATGGTCTATACTTGAGTAATTTGTATAAAGGGTGTGTTCTTGCTTCTTCTATTGTCTTATCGTCTGGGTTAATTCTGTAAGGTATAAAATCAATAGCTGCAAACTGTGTAGATAGAACATCTACTGCTCTCCAAAATGAGGGTACTTCAAGACTGGTCTTAGGATTAACATTTATCTTGTGCTTATTTTGACTTGAGAACAAAGACCTCCATAACTGCCAATCACGAGCAGGGCCTAAAGTATTTGTCTGTGAACGCTTAAATAAGTTATTTACTCTATCGAATATTCCCATTGACTGCAAATATAGTTAATTAATCAAATACGATGTGTTTCACTTTGTAACAATTTTTATAAACCACAAAATCCACTATCGGATTTAGAATAAATCTATTTGTTTGTATTTATTTTTTTTATTAGTTGATTCTATTTTATATTGTATTCTTGCTTCTGCAATCTTCATATATTCATCTTCTCTTTCTATACCGATGAAATCAAATCCACCTCTAACTGCCGCTTTACCTGTACTTCCACTACCCATAAAAGGGTCTAAAGTAGTTCCACCTTTTGGAGTTACTAATCTGATTAAGTATAACATCAAATCAGTTGGTTTTACTGTTGGGTGATGGTTTTTTCTTTTATTTACTCCACGATTTCTTGGATTATCTCCACCCACATTTCCCTCTTTACGGCTTAAATCTTGTTGCTTTTCTTCAAAATCATCTAATCCCTCATTCCTATCTTTTTTTGACGTTTTTGGACAATAGAAGAAACGAGATGCCCCATCAGTAAATACTCCACTCTGTTCGTCAAGTATCTTACCTGCTTCTTCATCCAAGATAAGGTTTGCAGGAAATCTACCTTGTGTTTCAGTTATTACACCATTACTTTCTCTTTTACTACTATTTCCATATTGGTTTCCATGCTCTGGTGTTCTATCATATTGTCTCTGTTGTATTGTTTCAGTTCCAACTCTTGATGCATCTATGTTTATTCCACCTGTTCCCCATTTTAATACATTATCAACTACTGTTTTTTCCGAAAGTGGTTTTCGTGCCATTACTATTGGTTCGTGTGCAGGTTTAAGAGCGGTTCCCCAACCTTCCCATTCGGAGTTTCCTTTTGTAACATTCCATTCAGTATTTGCCTCACCATCATTTTTTATATTGGTTTTACCAAATCCCTTTACTTTATTAAAACCTGCTCCTGTAATTATCATCTTTTCAACTACTTCTCGTTCATTACCAAGCTTCTTATCAACTCCTTTACCTATATTCAAAGATTTAGGAAACCCAGACCCATATACCCACATTATTTGGTCTCTAATCTCAAACCCTGCATCTTCTATTTTAACTGCCATACGATGATAAGTTCTACTTCCAGCAAACGCAAGTAAGTAGCCACCTGGCTTTATAACTCGAATACATTCTTCCCATATTTCTTGTGTAGGAACATCGTAATCCCATTTTTTACCCATAAAAGATAAACCATAAGGAGGATCTGTAATAATACTATCTATACTATTGTCATCTAAATCTTTTAGCTTATTTAAACAATCGCCTAATAATAATTTTATATTACTCATTGTTATTTATTTTATCTTAATTGGTTTGTTAAACATATAGACTGCTAATAGCAATTCTCCCACTAAACCTGTCCATATTGTTGTCTGAACAAATACTATAGCATTCTCAAATTGGTCAACTAATGCAATGCTTTCAGCTATACTTTCGGTATGTTTTGCAATCCAAAAAGTTGACAAAATACTTACTGCGATAAAAATACTACCTCTAACAAATGAATTGCCCATTATCATCTTTACTCCTCCCAATCCTGCTGCAAATCTTAATCCACCAAACACAAATCCTCCAACCCAGGCTAAATTGCCTACTATCTTTTTGTAGTGGATAATCTCTAAGGCTGAATTGAAGAAACCCAATACAATAATGCAAAAGATAAGAAATACAGGAGTTACTGCACTAATGGTAGCAACTAATTTTTTTGTAAACCTTTCTACTTTCTGTGAACTTGTCATAATTACTTATTTAACAATCTGCTCTTTCTAACTCGGAACTGATTGTAGGTTTTAAATTTATTCTTACCAAACCAACGTCTGTATTCTTTTTCTATTGCCTCGTAAGCTTGTCTGTAACTATTAAATTTATACAAGTTTACAAAAAACCACTCAAAATAACCCTCGTCTGTATAGAATTTCATTAAATCTTGCAGTATATTTACGTCTACACCAAAATATTCTTTCCTCATGATTAAAGATCAAATTATTAAAAAAGTAGTAGATAAATTGACAAGTAGGTCAGAAATTGGAATCCAAAAGTATGGCACAACGTTAGATAGAGATGACTTAACACTTTTAGACTGGTTAAACCACTTGCAAGAAGAATTAATGGATGCTTGTGGATACATAGAGAAGATTATTGCTTTAATTGAAGAGAAAGGTAAGAAATAACAGTTTGAGCCTGGGCCTCCGCAAAACAGTCAATAATAATATCTCTAAGTAGGAATTTAACATCCTCTTCATTATCAAAAAACAAATGCTCAATTAATAGTGCAGGACAATTAGTGTACTTCAAAATATAGAAGTTTGCTTCTTTATCTACATCTCCATCACTATAGTCTTTGCGGAACGGAAACATTTGTCCAAATTCTTTTTGATAATTAATGTAATATGTATCTGCTAAGTCATCAGCACCTGTATCTCCAACACTTGTAAATATTTCCATTCCTTGTGCATTATGGTTAACACTTGCGTTACTGTGTGTGCTGATTACGATACCTTGCTCATAACTTTTAAGTTCTTGGTTTATCTTTAATACTCGCTCGTATAAACTAATATCTTCTTCTTTATCATGTACGTCAATTATCCGTACATTGTAATTACTTAGTTTCTCTCTTACTTTGTCAGTTACTTGCCTATTAAAATAACCTTCAAAGAAATAACCATCATTACTATGACATGGGAAGTTATGCTTAAACATCTTATTTGGGTAAGTCACATACTTGTTGTCTTTAAAACCACCATGTCCAGCATCCAAGAATACTACTTTCATCTTTTAAGTCTTTTTATATATATTATAGTATTTATTATAAGTGA